CAAAGACTTTCCTCAGGGCCGTGGAAGACCGATGTGATAGATCCGACGAGCGGCACCGCAAGACGACGACCATTGTATTGAATACGGTGCGTCCCGTCCAGAAGTCTCTGTTCCCAGAGGCAGTGCTCCGCCGACCAATGCGCGGCGCTATAAATGAACCCGACATTCGGATCCACGGTGACGACGTCGCGGAGAAAGACTCCGGTATCCCCGTCGTACAATCCCAACCACGTGTTCTCGCCGTTGCTCATGAGAATCGTGTTATCGATGGGGGAAATGGACCGCACCACGCGATCTTCTAGGGGAGCCGAGGCGGCGGCGCGGTGCACGTGCCAGCGGGTGATGGGGGGACGTCGTTGGGGAAACAACACGGCCGCCCAGAGACCACGACCATTGGTGACCAGACGGTTTGCCCCTGCGTCTGCATCAATGACCGTGGTCGTCTGTGATCCGATATGGTAGGTTTCCAGACGCACCGTTTCCCCAAGTCCATTGTTCGTCACTCGCTGCCAGATGATATCCTCGTCGGTGAGCCACTCGGCTCCACCCACTCCGGAGGCCACCACGGTACCGTTGATCGCGACGACACCGACTGGCGGAGAGGTGAGAATGTCACCGCGTGTGTTGAAGGAGGGCATGACAGACTCCGTTAGATCACGATGGTGAACAGCGACCGAATGAACCGGCGCACTCGCTGCCAGAATGACGGTCGCGGTGTCGGCGTCGGTGTCGTATCTTCCGCAGACGGACTCGCGGATGCGGACGGACTTGCGGACGCGGATGCGAAGCGGGGAATACGCTGTCCGAACAGGAGCGCAGCGTCGCGCTGGACGTTGTCGAGCGTGTCCACGTCCGCGACAATGCCCGCATCCAGATGCAGCGTCGTACCCCCGAGTCCTGCGGTCATCGCGGCGGTGATTTGACGCGCGGCCCAGTCGGGGTCATTGACGCGTCGTCCCGGCTGCGCTTCGTGATAGATGCCAATCGGTTCGTCGTCCACGACCGCTTTGTTGAAGCGGACCTGTGCGTCGTGCATAATCCGTGCGTTCTCCTCCGGCGTCTTGCCCCGGTCGGAGTGAAACGCAATCCACGACCCACCCGCAAGCGCAGCACTCACGGGTTCACCCCCGTGATTCGCCCCCCACGCGAGAGGAATCGACGGATCGACGACCGCATCGAGTTCTTGCAGAAACGCGGGATCGGACGCCCACGACTGTTCGACGCTATGACTATTCTCGTTGAACAGCCGCGCCCCGAGGACCACATCGGGATACTCACACAGAATGTCGCTCGTGAGTCGCGTGTGTGCTTTACACGTCTCACGGTCAATCCCACGGGTGCGCGTGTCGGTGTTGATGGTCACCATTGCGGTCATGTTATATCGCCGCAAGAGGTTCAACGCTGGACGCAGCGCGGCGCGACCGTCTTCTAACGTGCTCCCCTGACGATAGACCGAGGACACGACGAGACGCAGGGTGGAGATGCCGACAGACGCGAGAAACACCAACCAGCGCGTGTCGCGATGGAGATGCCAGTCAAAGGACGACGTGGACGCGATAAACGATGCGCGCAGTGGCGTGCGGTTCACGGTCGAGACGGGAAGATGTGACAGATGATCGACCGGATCCACCGGCACGAACACCTGATGGTCTTCCGCGACCAAGTCGTGATGCGCGGGGTCGTCACTCAACGTGGGTGACCCCGAAGACGCCGATCGCAGTAAGTCCCATCCGTGCAGACCGGTCTGCGTCCCTGTCGCATCGCGGTACTGCAACGCGAGGGTTTCCTTCGACAGCGGACGGGTGTGCGACGCACGTTTCCATCCCCACTCGAACACGACTTCATCGTTTTCATGCGTGTCGGGACACGGAAAGTCATGACGAATCTGTTCGCAGAGACGACGCATCCAATCGCGGAGGGTATCGAGATACGCATCGGAACCGTCACCCGTGGGTGGTGGATAGACGGCAACAAACTCACGCACACGGGCAAACACAGCAGGAGAGAGATTCATGGGAGAGCGTCCTTTCATTCTCTATTTAGATGGAGAGGGTTCACGGTATTAGGGTGTGCCGGTCTCGTCACTACGGGGATCACGCAGACCCATGTAGCGCAGCACGTCATTGACCGCGATGTCTGGTGTGCGGTGCTGCTGCAACCAGCGCCCAAGGTCGCACCACCGTCGTGCGTGTTCGTCGCGCTCGTTCAAGAGTCGGCGGACTTCGTGTTCGACCCACGTTGTTGAGGTCGCATGTCGTGCTTCGGGGTCAATATCTTCTTCAAACATCTGTCCGCCTTTCATCCGCCATTCGTGGCGGTTCCATACAGTATAGCACGCGGTCGCGCCGATGTCAAAAATGACGCTCCAACCGATATTCCCCGGCGCGTCCCCGCACACTGCGATAGTTTGACAAGCGTTGGTCAGCGCGCTGCACTAATCGCTGATACAACCGTTGTCGCGACGGTTCCTTCGCACTAAAGACCACGGCTCGTGGCGCGCGTCGTTGCACGAACGCGAGGAAGATGTTGGCGACGGTGGAGATGATCGCGGGCGCCTGCGTCATGGTCCCCACCAGACTACTACCGTACTGGTACCCGCGAGAGGTCAGCGTCGCACCCACGGTGGAGTGCGTGGTCTGTTTCGGGCGGATTAGCGCGAACCCAAATTCCCAGACCGTCCAGACCGGGGGTGGTCCCGGAATCCCCGGCGTCACCTTCGACCGTTCGACGCCCCACAGCGTCACGACGTAAAAGTAGGGTTCTTCTCCAGCAGCCAGTGTGGGGGTGAACGACGCTTCGAGCATGTCGTGGGTGTCCGTGATGATTTTCCACGGATACGGTCGGTCGCCGAATTCTACCAGATAGTCGGAAAAGCTCTGCATCGCAATGAGTATTTAGCACGCGGGGTCATAATAAAAAAACGGGGTGGAACCGAAGCTCCACCCCGTCGTGTTGCACCCGAGGGTGCGGGTCTTACATCAGGTTGCGGACGTTCACAATGCGGTAGTACTGGTTCGTGCGGCTGGCGATCGAACCGTCGCTGTTCCCGTAGGTGTTGCTGAACGGGTTGGCAACCACTGCATAGCGCGTCTGGAATCCGATCTTCGGCTGGAAGCTGTTCGGATCCTGAGCGCGGAGCATCTGGAGCGGCACGTACGGGCAGTAGAAGAGACCTGCGTCGTACGGTGACGTACCACGATACCCGACCACGTAGTGCTGCGCGTCGTTCGTCGCAGCATACGGATCGATGAACACCTTGAAGCGACCCTGCAGGGTACCGACGAAGGTCGAACCCGTGTCGTCCACCGAGAGCTTCGCGTCATACGCGGGCGCGTAGGACAGGAACTCTGAAGCGGCGAGGGCGCTGGCAACGTCTGACGAGCAGAGGATGATGTTACCCTTGCCCCGACGAGTCGCCTTGGCGATCGCGTTTGCATCACGCTCCATTGCGAAGAACAGACCCTTGAACCGCTCCACCATCCAGCGACCGTCGCTGTCCGTGTCGAGGTCGAAGATACCCGCGTTCGCCACGTTACTCGCAGCACCGGTCACGGCACTGAAGTAGATGGTGCGGATAACCTCACGGTTGATTTCCGCGAGGATCTCAGCACTCAGGATGTTCGCCAGCTCTGTCTCAGCGTCGAGACCGTGAACCGCCTTCAGATCCTGAGCGATTTCGAGGGTGTATTCTGCCTTCAGCTTCCGAGTGACAGCGGTTGCAGTCACCTTGTCGATGCTGAACGCCATCTCCGGAATCGCAACGTTGCTGTCGGTACCGAGACCTTCACCGAGGGTCGTGGTCACGCCCGTCCCGTAGGTGTAGTTGGTCGAGTTCGACAGTGCGGACGTGTTACCCGCAGGCAGCGTGCCCGTCTGCGTTCCACCGAGGTTCGCTGACGAGAACGACGAGTTCGCTTCGAAGAACAGCGCCTCGTTGTTCGCACCCTGTGACGAGTACTGTGCCTTCATCGCGAAGATGAGACCCGTGGGACCAGTCATCGGCTGGACACCGCAGATGTCATACGCGATCAGGTTCGGCATCGAACGACGGATGAGCGAGATAAGAATCGGATCAAACCCCTTGAGGTTTGCCGCAGCGGGGAACGCACCACTCGCGTTCGCGGGCGCCGCTTCGTGCAGCACCTGCGAGGCCTTCGCGAGTTCACGCGATGTGTTCTCCAGCACCACAGCGGTGACACGCTTCTTCCACGTCTCATTGATGCTCGGAAGATCCGGATGGTCGATGACCTTCGACCACTTCTGCTTGACTTCTTCGGTCAGGAATGTATCTGACATGTTAGTAACTCCTACTACTAAAGCGTGTCTACGACAACGCTGATGGTTTTATTTAGACAACTTCGACTTTACAGCCCTTACCAATTTGACTTAACTTGGCGAGAGATCGCGTCTGCGACGACATCGACTTCGCTCTTTGCACCACTTGTTTCCTTCACCACTTGCACGTTCTCTTCCGGCAGACGCGTCACTTGTGACGGCCGTGATTCACCGAAGTAACTTTCCTTCAGCATTGTCAACTTCTCACGGAAGTCCTTCGCACTCACGTACGCGGTGTCTTCCGCTAACTTTTCGAGCTTCGCGGACTGTGACTCACTGAGGGTGCGAGCAAACTCGGCGACAATACGCTTCTTGTTTGCAGCTTCAGCGAGCTTACGGAGCTTCATCTTCTGCGTCACCTGCTCGTTCACCTGAGCACGCAGCGACTTCACTTCGTTGGTCAGCGTCTTCACCACATCAACCTTGCTCTCCGGCACGTCGATGTAGTGCTCCTTGAACAGTGTCTGGAGACCGTTGAGGAAGTTCTCCGCGAGGTCCGCACGCAGTGACTGACGCACCGCAACACGGTTCGCATTGAACCACTCTTCGACGACCACCTGCAAGTAGTCGTTCAGACGCGACTCCAGCTTCGACTGTGCTTCCGCGAGCTTCCGACGGTGCAGCGCACGATAGTGCTCGTGAATCTGCGCGCCGACCTGCTTCGTGGTCTGCTTGATCGCGGACTCGAACACCGCGGCCACCTTCTTCTGCTGCTTCGCACTGAACCCGGCGGACTCGAACAACGACGTCTTCGGCATCTTGACGCGAACCTTGAGCGACTCCGCAACGACCTTCTCGTCGTCCTTGTCCTCGTCCTCGTCAACCTTCTCGCCCTCTTCCTCTTCCTCGGCGAGTTCCTTCGTCTCGTCCTCGTCCTCTTCCGACATGTCCTTCTTCTCGTCGTCTTCGGTCTCTTCGGCGAGTTCCTTCTTCTCGTCCTCGCCCTCTTCCTCGGACATGTCCTTCTTCTCGTCCTCGCCCTCTTCCTCGGCGAGTTCCTTCGTCTCGTCCTCGTCTTCCTCGGACATGTCCTTCTTCTCGTCGTCCTCGGCTTCCTCGGTGAGCTTCTCGTCCTCGTCGCCCTCTTCTTCGCTCTTCACGTCGATGTCGGACTTCGGCAGCTCGTCGAACTCGTCGAGCGCCTTATCGAGGTCATCGACCTCGTCTTCTTCGGCCATCTTGTCACCGAATTCGACTTCGACTTCCGGTGTCTCGTCCTCTTCGGCCTTCAGACCGGTGAGATGTGACGGCTCTGCGGGGACTGACCGAGGGATACTCGTGTCCTGACCCTTGACCCCACCCGCGGCGTTGATGGTCGCGGAGTTCGGGGCACTGTTCGTGGTCGTGCCACCGAGATCGTCCCACGACAGACCACCGAGGTGTGTCGGTTCTGAATTACGCGGCTGTAACTGCGCCGCTGATGCTGGATTAACAAGCTGCTCTGCCATTGGTACCTCGCTCAGAGAGGAAAAATAATGCCGATCTCGGCGTTACGGATATATTTAGACAAACAAGACTCTTACGACTATCGGACCTTCGTGTTCTTGGACAGTTCTCGCATAAACGACTCGAACACCCGAGTCTCCAGTGTGTGACGTGCCGCGCGGCTCTTCACCGGTGCACGACGAACGGTCTGGTGCAGTTGCTCCACCTGACGCTGCGACAACACGCCGTTCTCCCACACCCACTCGCGACCTTCCGTCAGACCCCGGACAAACGCTTCCGGTGCACTCGGGTCCGCGACAATATCTGCCGCTGTCGCAAGATAGAAATCATCACCGACCATATCTCCGCTATGCGTGGACTCTAACGACCCCACGCCGCGCGACGAGACACCAAAGCGCACATTCTCGTCGATGAAGGACTTCACAATCTTTCCAAACGGCGTCTCCATAATCTTCGCCTTCCCGACGAAGTCCGTGCCGTTGGACTTGAGTTCCGTGATCATGTGTGACACACGATCCAGATTGATGTGCGGGCTGTCGGGATGACCGAGTTCGCCGAGCGCACGATTCTGCTTGACGTATTCCTCGTTATACCGCATCACTTCCCGCTCTAACACGGAAAAGGGATAGATGCGTCCGTTGCGGTTCTTGACTTCCGCTTGCAGGAACACCCCTTCGATCATGTAGTTTTTGCTGCCGTTGCCAGCAGCTTCCACAATCGGCTTGACGTGTTCGACAACTTCTGCGATAAACTTCATCGGTCTATCTCCTACTCTCCGTCCCCGTCCCCGTCCCCGTTACCGTCACCATTCCCTGCATCACCATCACCATTACCCCCATCGTCGGGGTCGGTCGGTCCAGGCGGCCACGGTTTCTTAATGAGTTCGTGTATCGATTCGACGCGAACTTTATCCACCGGCACTTTCGGAGATTCGTATTCTCCGACATCCACCACGTAGAACGGCCAGCCATGCGGGTCGCCTTTATCGTAGCGAATGACCTTCGCATTCACCATGCGTCCGCGATGCGGCACCTTCACCCGCGCGCCCCGAGGAAGTACCGGGGATGTCCGCGTAAGGTTCGCTTCCCGAAGGAACTCGCGAAATGTCGGATACGACATGTTACTTCTTCCAGCCTTCGTTCTTTGCCGTGTAGCCCGCATCGACCGCGTTGAAGAAGTCATCCTTCTTGTCCGCAGGAATATCCGACGGCGAGTCATACCCGTGCTTCTTCAGCATATCGCGGAAATAGGCTTGATACTCGGTATCGCCTTCTTCCATCGCCATCTTCGTCGCGGTCGCATACATGACTTCCTTCCACCGGTCACCGTAGCGATCCTTGAAGTCGGCTTGCTTGTCCTTCATGGACATGACGATCTCTTCGCGCTTCTTCATCTGCGCGTCGGTCATCTCCGCGTCTTCCTTGAAGATGCGGGTCTTTTCGGTCTCAAGGCGGTCCGCGACCAGTTGCTGCATAATCCGGCTAAACACCTGATTTGCTGCACCATAGTTCGCGGTGGACACTGAGTTGACGAGCTTCGTAAACGCGTTCATAGTCGCATCCCTCTCTTAGTAGACCGGCTTCTGCGCGAAGCCCTTGACCTTAGCGAATTCGATCAGCACCAAATAGTTGATAAACGAGGTGCTCGCTGACGAATACGTCGAGACATAATAATTCCCCGTCGGGTTCAGCGCCGGGTTCGGCGTGCGCGGCATATTCGGTGTCCGACCCGTCTTGCCGTAGATACCCACGTCATGCAACATCACGACGGGATGCACATACGGGTCGCTATTCGCATACACGCCACCGGCACCAATTTCCAGTGCAGCAATGTCGCCGACGGAATAGCTCAGGTTGAGAATTTCCAGATCGCGCGCGGGAACCGTGAACTGACTCAGCGGCACTACACCCGCAGTGCGTTCGATGGTAATGTTCTCGGTGTTCGTGAACGCGGTGTTCCCGCTAATGTCCACGACGACGAGTGTGTTCGTTGACAGACGCCACTCCGCGACAAACGCGCTCGCGTTGCTCGTCGCACCCGTCACGACATCCCCCGGCTGGAACCGTGCGTTCGCGGTGTTCGCGACGGTCAGTTCAAAGGTACGGTGTGCGAGCGTCTCGACGTTGAGCTTCAACACGTCGGTCTCGGCCGTCTTATCGGGACTGTAATACATCCACTTGACGACCACGCGGTCGTGATTGTCAACCAGAACCTGTGTCTGCGCGCTATTTGCGGTAAATGCCATAATCGTATTTAGTCCTTCGTGTTCTTCGCTTCAGGACCATAGCCGTCCGGCGGCGAGAACGACACATTCGTGTTGCCTGCGGGGGAGTTATTCGTTTGCGCGAGCGTTTGGTCCGCTTGTGCGTCAAACGAGGTGTCAGACGGTGCGGGGACAGATGACGCCTTTGCATCTGCATTATCGGCGGCAATCTGCACCATTTCGTCGTCCGTGAGATGCAGAATTTCGCGACGCACGAACTGCTCGGAATAGTAGCGTCCCACAAACGGATCAATCTGCGACGCAAGGTTCAGACGCGTCTGCATGATTTCGTTCATCTTCAGTTCTTCGAAATAGGAGTCCTGCTGCCACCGATAGCGAATGGAATCTTTGACCATGTTCCATTCCGCTTCGGTCATGATGTGCTTGAGACGCAGTTGCTTTTCGAGGAGCTGATCGAACAGGTAGTTGAACTGTACCTGTAAGCGATGCACGAACTTGTTGAACCGCAGTTCGTCGCGGGTGATTTCCGATGCGCGACCCAGATTGAAGCCCTGTCCCTGATCAATCCGCGACGGCGGGAGACCAAGCGCACGATAGAGCTTGCGACGGAAGTAGTCCACGTCGTCCATCTGCGCGAGACTTTGACCACCGGGGAGCGTGGTGATTTCCGTGCCCTTCCCGCCGTCCGTGCGCGGGAGCCAGAAGTCTTCCAGCATGGACATGAACTTGCGGTCGTCGCGAATCTCACCAGTGTTGACATCATACACGAGCTTGTTGCGGTACTTCTGCATGATGTCATACAGATACTGTTCCGCTTTCTGCTTCGGCATGTTGCCGACATCGATATAGAACACGCGACGTTCCGGCGCACGCGACACGCGATAGATAATCGTGGAGTCTTCAATCATCCGCAACAGGTTCAACGGCTTGATGGCTTTGTGCAACCACGATAGCACGGTTCGCTTATTCGAGTCATACAGACCCGATGGGCAGAACGCGACCGCGTCTGCGGAAATGCGAATCCCGTTGTAGTTCAGCATCGCTGATGTGGGATTCGTGGAACCCGAAATATTCGTCGGTGCGACAAACCCCATCGGGTTATAGACGTAGTATTCGCGGACGACTTCCACGATATTCGTCTGCGATTCCTGATGGTGCTTTCGCGCGACTTCCCGCACCTTGCGAATCGTGCGGGGGTCCACAATCCGAAGTTCCTGCACCCCCGACTTCGGTGCACTCTCGTCCACCATGACGTGCAGATATAACCGCCCGTCAATATACCACTGACGCAGCACCGAATACGCATCGCGGTGAAAGTTGATGAGCTTCAGGAGATGATCGAACTCGGCTTGGATACGCGCCTTGATCGCGTCGTCGAGGTTGGTGTAGTCCAGATTCAACGACACCGGGACTCGGTCGTTGTCCTGCACGACGAGTTCGTTGATAATTTGGTCAATCGCTTCGTCCACTTCCGCGACAATCTGCATCTCTCGATACCGGTTGATGAGTTGAAAGTCATCAACGACGGTGCCGTCGAGATCGAGATAATAGCCGAAGTAGCCGCCGGCGGTACCGAACTGGACGTTCAGCGACCCGTCGCGGTTATCGGGGGGAACGAAACTGATTGTGTTGCTAGACGGTTCAAGCGTGTTCAACGCGGGAGCCGACGACTTCCGGTTGAAGTTGAACTCGAAGCCAAAGAGCTTAGGAATAACCCACCTCACAGATCTGTGTTACGTCGTGCACGGTAATCATGATGTTATCGAACGTAATCACGGACATAGTATTTCGAGAGCGGGATATGACATACGCATATCCCGCTCCCGACATCACAGAAGTATTTAGCGACGTGTGTTACGCACCTACGTTAATATCGATCCCGACGCGAACACCGCCGTTATCCCGTGTGGGAATCTGTCCGTTGACTTCCCACCACTGGTACGCGAACTCACACGTAAAGTCCTGCAGCGTGCCTTCCGCATTCCAATCGACCGCCATCGCCGAAAGTGTGACTGGGAACGCCCCCACAAAGGTGTAGGTCCGCAGTGGGTTTCCCTGACGCCCATACTGCACCAGTTCCTGATTCGCAACATACCCACCATCGGTATTCCGACCGGGGAACTGCGATTCCGCTGACTTGTGACCCGCAATTCGGTCCATCCACTCTTCAAGGGCTTTCCGAATCGCGAAGTTCTCGTCATTGATAATTGTCACCGTCAGGTTCGCGAATGTCCGATCTCCCGCAACCTTGACCTTACGACCAAAGTACGGCACCTCGATCGACCCGACCGTTGATGCGGGAATCTCCGAGACTTTCACCATGAACGGCGACAGTGCTGCTGCGACACGACCCTGCGAGACCGCTGCGGGGAGGTTCAGGCGCATCTCAAACAGTGTCGGACGAGCGCCCCCACCCTGCAGGGTGTTACGAAAGTTATCCAGATTAAATGCCATGACTGGTTATTCTCCTTCTTCTTCGAGGATGGTCGCGTTAGACCGCACCAATAACTTCTTGGAAGCTCACACCGGTGCGAACTGCCACGAAGTTCAGTTGGATAAAGTTGATGGCGCGTGTCGGCTTCACGAAGATATCACCGACAAACTGGTTCGCGTCAATCACCTGCGATGTGTTGTTGGTTGCATCACAGATCACCAAGAAGTCGGTGACTCCGCGACGCGCCTTGACATCACGCAGGAACGGTTCGACCGCGTTCCGGAATGCAGACCGTGTAAACTCATCGTTGAACTCGAAGAGCTGCGCTTTCGCATACCGCGCAATGGTCTTCTCCAGTGCGATGAACAGACGACGCACATTCACGCGGTCAAACGCACTCGGACGCGTCAGCAACGTCTTGTCACCGTAGAGCACAACACCCTGAGCGGGGAAGCTCACCACGGGGTTGACCCCAATCTTGTAGAGGTCATCCCGCTGCAACTGCTTCGGGTTCCACGCGAGCTTCACGACGTTCTTGACGTTCCCACGCGTGAACCCTGCGGGCGAGTACCACGGATCGTTGGTCGTATCCGTCTGTGCGGCGAGACCGGCAATGTCACCGTTGAGCGGCACCCACCGGAACACGTCGTTATACTTGTCATACATGTACTTCCACCCGCTGTCCATCACCGCGTAACTGCTGTTGATGGAACCCCGGTCAGTCGTAATGTCCGCAACCTCGTCGAGCGCGTTGTTGACCACACTCGCCTTGCGCGGCGACAGGAACGCGATCGCGTCCTTTCGGACTTCCGCGACCGTGTTGATGACATACACACCCACCGTGCGCGGATCCGCCGGACCCGTGACGAGCAGTGCGACATCCGTGGTGTCAGGATCTGCAAACTCATCCCACCCCGTCTGGATGTTACCGTCCGTCAGTGTGCTGTTGCCGTCAACCGCACCGACAAGGCTCTTCGTGTACGGCAGCGTTGCACTACCAAAGGTCTTCCCCGATGTTGCGGGGGTGCCCCAACTGGTCGTGGTCCCGACGTGACCCAACCACCACACGAACTCCGACTCACGGTTGAGACGGTTGACGTAGTAGTTGTTGTTCCCCGACGCATCCTTCGCATCCGACGCCTTCGACGCGTACGCGAACTTCTCGATGACCGTTCCACGCACACCCGTGACCAGACCGTCTTCGTCGACGACGACCACGTGCATTTCGTCCGTACTCGCACCCTTGTTATCTGCAAACGCGCTGGTGCCCGGGGCGCCATCGAAGAAGTTCGCAAACTCCCACTGACGCTTGAACGTGGTGTAGGTGCCGTCGAACGTCGGCTTGGTGGCGAGAATAACCTGTGTTGCGTTGGTGATGGTCTCGATCTTCACCGTTTCGACTTCACGACTGCTGGAATCAATCAGGACCAGCAAGTCACCTGCGACGAATTCGGTGTCGAACGCGGTACCTGACCCGGTCAGCGTCGTGGTGTCGTTATTCGCGGTCACGCTGGTGCCGGTCAGCGAGGTGTCCTCGAAGGCGGTCGCGCTCGGGCACAGACTCACCTTGAGACTGCTACCGAGGTCGCCCGGCCACTTACCTGCGGCAAGACCGTACCCCGCTGACCCGGTGCTAAAGGACTGATCCCACTGCGCTTCGTTCTTGATCAGCACACCATACGCGGTCGCTGCTCCACCGGTGACGTTTCCAGTGGCAGGGGCCGTTGCAACCGTAATCTGTGTCGAGTTGGTCACGGTCGCCACGACCAGAGACTCCGCGTTGACCACGATAGTCTGACCCACGACCAGTTCGGTGTCGAACGCGGTCGTGGTGCCTACGACAGTCGTGCTGCCGTTAGTCGTCACCGTGCCGGTCAGCGTCTTCGCTTCAGCGGTCGCGTTGAGTGCGTTTGACGCAATCGCACGCACCACGCGCAACTGGTTGGAATAGGTCAGGAAGGACTGAGCCGAGAACCAGTACTCGTATGTGGTCGAGTCCGGCTTGCCGAACACGGAGACCAGCTCGGTCTCAGACGCAATGCTGATGGGTGCCAGTGCTGGACCCCACTCAAACATGCCAACAAACGCACCAGCCGACAGCGATGCAGCCTGCACGCCAGCGGTCAGGTCGAGTTCGGTAATGTTCACACCCGGAGAAACTTGAAAAGCCATAGAACCGTCTCCTTTGCAACGGAGCAATAACCCGTAATGAAATGCCGCGCAACAAACGGTTTGCGGCTAATACACGTATTTAGAATTTTTTATTCCTTGATTATAACCACGACATGTCGTCAGACACGTCCCAAATTGCGCCATCGTCAACAACGGTTGTTTCTTTTTGGCCACTCACATCAAAATACCCCATGACCGGTTCGTCCAATGTCACGGGTTCGTATTGATTCGCCAGCAGTTT